CTTGACGTTAATCGGGTTACCCAGTCCAATCAGGTATATGCCTTAGCGCGACAAGCTTTTGCCAGAGCAGTCGAAGATGGATTCCTAGATACGACTCCAGTCAGAATGCAAGCAAACTTCAAGAAGATCTCGCGTGAAGTTGTGATCCTCTCCAAAGAAGAGATGCAGACATTAATTGATCGCATGCCTGAGCGATATCAAACTGCCATCGTTATTGCCTTGTGGTGCGGACTCCGTGAAGGTGAGATCATCGCACTGCGAAGACGAGACATCGATCTATCGTCAGGAGTGATTCACGTTCGCAGGAGCATCTCGCGGACGAAAGGGAAAGTCTTTGCCAAGACTCCTAAGTCCGATGCAGGCAATCGGACAGTGGGAATCCCTGAAAAGAATGCCTTACCTTGGATAGTTGATCATCTTGATCGATTCACGGATGCCGAAGAGAATGCGCTTTTGTGGCAGGGTCAAAGAGGCGAGTTCATCGCGGAATCATCGCTGACTCGTCCATTCAAGAAGATCGTGGCAGACATGGGATACGCCGACATGCACTTCCACGATCTTCGACATACGCATGCCACGCGAGTTGGACGAACTGGAGCAAGTCTCAAGGAGATCCAGACTCGACTCGGACACTCGACTCCACAAGCAGCCATGCGATATCAGCATTCAACAAAAGTGCGCCAACTTGAGATAAATAAGCAACTCGACGAACTCGAGGATTAGCAGCAATGAAGAACGTCCCCCAGATCGCTCTGAGGGACGTTCACTCAACCACTGAAGGGAGTCCAAGCGAATTACCGCTTGCCTATCGGGAGGAGCCGTCCCGACAAGATTGTGTTATGAGGTTATGCCCGATGCTTTGACGATTGCAGTTGGATTCATCGCTGCAGTGTCGTATCGCGCAGTGACGCGAATCCCGACCTCGTCGTAGTTCGCATAAGTTTGATCGAGAATCGTGATTGATGCGCGATCATCCATTCCCACTGCGACCTGTTGGCGATCAAAGAGCAGGATCGCTGTGTCTGGAAGGTGACTTGTCACGACATATGGATTGCCCAGCAGGGTCGCTGGAGCGCCTTGTGAGAGTGAAGGCTGCAGGAACTTCTGTCCTGTTGAGTCTTCGAGTTTGCGAACTCTCGTCAGGTTCGCTGGAGACATTGCCCAAGTGGTCGAGCCAACTGGGACGAATGCTTCCAATGATGCTTCTTGCATGTCGTACAAAACATTTACTGTGAGAGCGCCGATCGCTGTTCCAGCGGAAGTGACGCCAGTGAACTTTGCGATACCTAGTGGAGCGCCAGCAGTGCCAGCACCATTGAATAGTGCAGCATCAAGGATGCGAGCAATGTCTGAAGTCATCTTCATGGCGAAGCTTTGTTCGACGTTGACGATGCTTTGTCGCATCAGTTCACGCGACACGCGAGTGATCGTCTTTACTGAATGGACAGTGCTGGGAAGCAGAACGATCTCGTCAGTGCTTGCAGAGACTTCAGGAATTGCGGATCCTTCTGCCACATAACCTGGAGTTCCCATGCTGGACAGTGAAGGGACTTTGATCGGTTCACCCGAAGAAGTGAACACTGGGAATCCGACACTGAGATACGTCGATGCCTGTGTTAGTGGCATGATCAAAAGTGATTCGACTTGATCCCTTGTCAGGGTTGCATTGCTGCTCGTTGTGTTTGTCATTGAATTAATCTTTCGTGAAGTATTTTGATGCGAGACTCATCAAGAATCAATCGCGTGAATGGCCTCTAGCCATGCCCCATTATTGCAGAGAATGACTAGAGACGCAAACAACTAGACGCGGTCGCGCACTAACGCAAACAGACTTGGAGCCGATTCAATTTCGGACTGAACTCCTTGTGTAATCGGTGTGATCGGTTTGCGTCGCGCGAGATACGGCTTGGCATTAACAAGATCAGCGATCGCAGCCTGCACCTTCACTTGATCGATGATCCCAGAGTCGTCTAGGAGATCCTCTGTGACTGCGAACTCGTCAGGGTTCACAAGACGACCATCGATCTCAACTAACGCGCGAGCGAGTCTGAGATTGGCATCATCGACACGCTTCGCCTTGATGCGATGAGATGCTGCTTCATCGCGTAATCCTTTGACATATTTTTCACTGAATGTCGTTGGATCTTGTTCGGGTTCGATGTCAGCGACTACGACATCAAGTGGGCTGATCTGTTCTTCTGTATCGCTCATGCGATTGCTCCTTCTGTTATCGGTGATTGCAGGATTCGATCGATCTCCTGTGGGCTGTAATCAAGTGCCGACAGTGCAGCGCGACGATCGATGATTCCGGCTGCATAGAGTTTGGATTCAGCATCGGCGGTCTGCGCAATCGTGGAAGGTGACGCCGACTCCCACAGTGTTTGCAGATCCATCAGATCAGGGTTCGGTTCACCATCTCTGATCGTCACTGCAAGCCTCATCAGTTCCTCGTAAGCACCTGACCAAGTTTGCATTCTGCGTTCAGCTTTGGCTGTCAATCGCGCTTCGCTGGATCTGATTGCATCAGCACTTGTCGGATTGGAATTGAGCAGTGACAGGTAAGACGGTGGCAGTGCGCTGATTGCAGCGATCTGAGCCGTGAGCATCGTGATCGCTCCTTCATAATTGGACAGACTCGAACTCTCGAACTGCCCGAACTGAGTCTTCTCGCTCGGAGCGATCAGGAACTTACTTGCATGCGCGCGCTCCCAGCGTTCTTTGATGCGACTGGCGATCTCATCAACTTGCGCTTCGTTCGCAGAATCGTTGGGAAATAGGCCTGTGACATAGCGTCTTGGGCTTGCAGAGTATTCAGCACTAATCATCATGTCGCTGCTCAATTTGCCGATCGCATCAAGGAGTGGAATGACATCCGTTAGTTCTGATTCGCCGTCAGGGAACTGGAGTCTGGGACGATTAACCAGAGCAACCATCGGCACGACTCCCAGCGGATTATCTTGTCGCTGCAGCACTTGATAGGAATCAGTGACCGATAGTGGAGTCACTCCCATGAGCGGATCCATGTCTAGTTTGCTGCGTGAGATGAACTCCACGATCTCAGTCTGAGTGAACGTCAGCGCATGCGCGTAGCCGTCATCATCTGTCCAGCGCTTTAATGCTGCAAGCGTCTTGCCTGATCGTGGATCCCGATGAATGGCGCACTGCAAAGGTGATTCGGCAGTGATCACGGGGCTGCCGAACTCATCGACCCAACCTAGGAAGAATGCGCGACCGTAGATCAGTGCGTCCAGATGAGCCTGTTGTGATTGCTCGTCCATGTTGGATGCCTGCCACAGTTGCCACAGCTCTTTATCTGCAGCAGCGCCTGGACGACTGGCGAATCCAGTCACTTGCAATCGTGACTCCAAGACATCAACAACGAGTCGAGCGAAGTTCACATTCAGATTCTGGATTCGACCCTCCATCACTCGTGCGATCTCAGGATCAATGAACTGCAGAGACTGTTTGCCCATGTAGTAATTATTTGCGCGCTGCGCTTCTGGACGCTGCGCGATTAACTTTCGGGACAGATATTCCCGATACTCGTCTATAGTTTTCATACGAAGTAGATTCCTCCTAGTGCTGTTTGTTCTTTGGGTTGATTGGATAAGTGAGCAGCATGCGAATGAGCGATCAGAGCGGCAATGAGCGCATCGATCTTCGCTTGACTGTTCTTGGATCTCTTCACTGGAATTACGCCGTGAGGAGTGTCCCTAGTGACCACGTTCGCTGCATGTAGCGCGAGCGTTGCATTCCCACAATGGGAAAGATTCTGTGACTTGTAGGCTGCATAAAGAGCATCCGCTCCTCGCGCCATTCGTTGCGGAGATGCAGTGTTCCATTCAATGACGTTGCCGAACTCGTTATTCCAGCGCTGAATCTCGGCTTGCCAGAAGTAGGGATCCGCGCACAAGGCTTGGACGTTGTAATTCGCCATCGTCGTTCGCACAACTTGATCGACTTCTTCGCGTGGGACTTGCCAGTTCGGGTCGAGTTTGTTGCGCTCCCAGATCCCTACGACAAACAGATGAGGCTTCTCATCGATGTCTTGCGGGACAGTGCAGCCGATCAGACAAGACGCATCATTTGAAATTGACCCATCCCAGCCCAAGACGATCGGTTCATCAGCGCTGACAACACGATCAAGGTCTGTCAGTGCCATCCACTGATCAAAGCTGATCCACGCATCGTCTGAATCGACCCATTGACCGAGCCGAAGTTGTCGGAATCGCGCTGGACGAGTGACTTTCAATGTTGATCGCAAGCCATCAATGGATAAGAAGCCTGCATCAATCGCAGGGTTACCAATTCGCCATGCCACTTCATCATCAATGGCGCAATCATTGGGCGCTGCATGTTCGATCAGCCGAAATGTTGGATCCGAATCAGTGCGCCCATGCTCCACGAGTTGATACATAACGGAATCGCGCGTCGTCGCTGGAGTGCTGATCGCAACGACAAGCGACTTCTCGCGCTTGCCAGAAGCAGTGACGCAAGCCTCCCAAGTTTCAGCCGAACACAAGTGCAATTCATCCAGCGACAAGTAACTCGGTGAGCGACCGTGCAGCGCAGTCTCACGCGATGGCAAAGCCATCAAGACACCATTAGTTCCTGGACAAGTGATCTTGTCCATATACAGCACGACACGTTCTGCGAGCAGCGGATTCAATTCACACATTCGCTTGCAAGTGTTCAAAAGAATCTCTGCAGTGCGCTCATCGGATGCAACAGCCAGAACTTCAGGATCATCGACGGATTCATCAAAGAGCGCGAACAATGCCAATGCTGCACTCAGAGATGTCTTGCCTTGACCGCGTGGCAGTGACGCAACCGCTGATCGGACAACAGTGTCGCTGAAGATCTCGCGGATCATCTGCTTCTGGAAGTTCGCCAGCTTCATCGGCTTGCGTGAGCCGAAGCCCTTGGGGACGATGATGAAGCG